AGCTGACCTTTAAAAAGGTCTCATTCACTTTATCAATTACTAACAATTCTCTATACGCCGAACTGGGTGAGTTTCCTCCAGTTGATAGCTGCATTAATATGGAAGCCTCTATTGTTTATGCTTTTCATAATATCTTCCAATAACGAAACCACCTGCTCTTGATACACCATGCGGGTAACAAGATCGATCATTTCCTGATCACCTTCAATGTATTGAGCTAGATCTGCCTTGAGAACATGCTTCTCCCAAGGGTCGCGTCCAATATTGTTTAGGTCTTCTGGATTATTTAACTCACCACGATAATATTCACTCAACACTTTGTTGAGCGTCTTGTATTGTATTTTGTACTTTTTGAGTCTGAGTTTCTGCTCGTAGAACAATGTTAGATACTTGCCGTGTAGTACGGGGACATTCAGTGACTCTGTATCTAAGTCCACATCATCAATTCTGGCATCTTGCTGCCACATTTCAATCACACTTTCTATTTTCATAAATTAGATTTTCTCAATAGTATACAACTTGTACCTGAACGTAACTGTAGCTTTTAGGTAATCTACATCGGCTAGTGTACTATCAAATGACAGATCAGACAACGATATTGGGAACAAATCTTCAAATACTATTCTCATGTTAGCATTTTGATGGCTGGACAGTATCATTAAAGTACCATCGCTGAACACTGCTGTAGGGTCGGATCTAGAGTTTGTATTCTGCCGTACTAAGTTGCCGTATTGATCATACGACTCGGGGAAGCCAAGACCTCGCAACCAATTGTGTATCTCGAGATAGTTGTTCATATCCTCATCTACCATGAACGTGATGTCTAGGGGTTCAAACGATAGCTTGGTACCAGGAGTTGGTAGTTTGACAAATGGGTCTTCCAAATCGAACTGACCAAGAGTAAGAGTTGGGAGCCTTACATTCTGTACGAAGTAACTCGTACTTGGGGTTCGTTTGAGAGTAAACCTAAACCCAAGTGGAGACAGGTAGTTAGGATTAGTTGGTTGATTATCTGTTGCAGCCATACTATCACCATGTTGACTAATTTAGTGAGCCAAGTATAATTGCGCGTGTAGCCGCGCCAATAAGACTCTATTACTATTTATAGAGACAAAAAAAAAGGGTCTCCGAAGAGACCCCCCAAAAACGCCTTTACAGGTCTTTTTATTACATCAAGTTTGATACTGCAACAAGTCGGTAGTATACGTTCTTGTTGTTGAAGCTGATTGTACCATTGCCGGCGGTGTCGCCTTGAGCAAATGGGTTAGCAACCATGCCGTATCGAGTCTTAAAGCCAATCTTAGGCTGGAAAGTGTCTTCGCCAACCGCACGAACCATTTGCAGCGGTACGTATGGGCAGTAGAAGATACCAGCGTCAAAGGCACTTGAACCTTTGTAGCCTAGAGTGTAGTATTGATTGCCTGAAGCAGACTGGAAGTATGGATCGATGTATACTCGGATACGACCATTCAGTACACCGGCAAATGTGTTACCAGTATCGTCTACGTTCAAGTTAACAGACAGTGCAGGAGTGTAATCAAGAACACCGGCCATCTGAAGAGCAGAAGCTACGTCAGAAGAACAGATCATGATGTTACCCTTACCGCGACGAGTGTCTTTGGCAATTGCGTTAGCGTCACGCTCGATTTGGAAGATCAAACCTTTGAATCGCTCTACAGACCATCGGCCGTTTGAGTCAACGTCAAGGTTAAATGTTCCGGCGTTAGCAACGTTCTGTTGAGCACCAGCAGAAGCAGTGTAGTTAATAGTACGTACTACTTCACGGTTGATCTCAGCGAGGATCTCAGCTGACAAGATGTTTGAAAGCTCAGTCTCAGCGTCGAGGCCGTGGATTGCTTTCAGGTCTTGTGCTAGTTCCATTGTGTACTCAGCTTTCAGTGCACGTGAAACTGCTGTTACGGCTACTTTCTCGATTGAGAAGGCCATCTCGTTGAATCGGTTGGCTTCTCCGTCACCCAGAGCTTCAGCTGAAGTTGTTGGCATGCCTTGCTCTACAGTGTAGTTAGCACCATTTGCACGAGCCGTTGGATCAGCGCCAGCTTGACGAGTACCAGCAGCTCCATCGATAACACCAAGTGAAGCAGTGTTGCCAGATGCAGAACCAGAGAATGATGAATCGGCTTCGTTAAACAGAGCCTCAGCGCCAGACTGGTTGTTGTAACGAGCGCGCATTGCAAAGATCAATCCAGTAGGACCAGTCATTGGTTGTACGCCACACACGTCATAAGCAATCAGGTTAGGCATTGATCGTCGTACCAATGAAATCAGTACTGGATCAAAAAGGTCTACGTTGCCAGCAGGTGAAGTGGCTGGTGCAGAAGAACCGCCCATTGCGTTAGTAGGAGAAGCTTCTCCCAACAACGAAGGCATCTGGTATCCACCAGAACCCATTGCCGACTCACGAGCTGATCGCTCTTGGTTTTCTAGAAGTTGTGCAGTTACAGCGCGACGATGATTATCTTTGATATCACCTAGATCATTGTGATCCAATACTGGCTGCCACTTCTCGATAAGTTGTTCAGATAACATGATAGTCTCCTCTAAATCTATCTAAAGTTATTTATAATATTACTTCTTTATGGATCTTGAAATGGCATTTACATAACCGGCCATCTCGGATGGTATAGTCTTCTCAGACGTCTCCTCCAAGAGAGGCTCATCGTCATCCAACTGATATGATGATGTTACTTCTTCGCCTTTACCAAAGTAGCTTTCCTTAACAATGTTTAACTTGTTAGTGAAAGACTCTTCGTCACTAAAATCAATACCTTCTGCTAAGGTTTCAAATTTAGCTTTTTGAGTATCTGTCAGGCCATTGCTTACAGACTCAATCATTTGTCCTCGATCATACTGATCAACGACACCACGGAGCTCAACGTTCTTTTCGATTTGCTCATTAAGCTTGGACTCAAGTTCTTCAGTCCGAGCAGCCAGCTCCTCTACAACGTCAACCTTCTCGTCTGGAATTTCTACGTAATGGTCTTCAAACAAACCTTTGAGACCCTTCAAAAAGTCTTCGACCATCTCAGCTTTGAGACCTTGCTCTACAGCAAGACGATTCTCTTCCATCCACTGCTCAACAACATAGTCGAGGTACTGGTCAAGATTCTCAGTCATCTCTTTACGTACTGTTTCTACTTCTTCGGTAAGCTCAGCTTCGAAGTTAGTAGAGATCTTTTCTAGTTGCTCATTTACTTTAGCAACGACAGCAGCTTCAAAGATAGTAGTTGCCTTGTCTTTGAATCCTTCAGTAAGATCATCTGTACCTTCAAACATAGCTGATACGTCTTCTGCAACAGAAACATCCTCTGCAGTGATCTTTGGAAGGTCGCGAGCACTATGAACTTCTTCAATAGTGTCTTCTTCAAACTCGACATTTTCCATCTTAGCCATTGCTGATGAATAAGACGCTTTGAGCTGCTTAGTTGGCATCTCATTCATCTTAGACAGCATAGCGTTAATCATACCAGCTTTAGTGCCAGGTACTTTAACGGCAGTAGGAGAATCCTGGGGATCGTCCTCTACTTTCTTGTCGCCCTTGCGAGGCTTAGCTTTTACTGAAGTTGGCTCAGGTACCTCAGAAGGATCACCCATTGACGCCTTAAACTCGTCAAGTTGCTCTTCTGATTGAACAGACTCTTCAATCTGTTCAACTGGCTCCTGGAGCTCTACTTCTTGAATATCTTGTGCAGACATTTTAAAACTCCTTTGTGGTCTAATGTTATTTATAAAAATTATAGCTTGGACAGAAAATTCGACCAAACGCGAAGTTTGGCTTCAGTCAAATCTCTAGAAGGAGCTTCCTCGATCTGTTCTTTATAATCGCTGATGGTAGCTTCTCGGATAATACCATTATCCCAAATCCACTCTTTTCCTTCCATGATGCCTTCTACGAAAGCATCGGGTGCGGAGGGATCTGCTACGATATCTGCAGCTGTTGCAAGATAGAAATCATTTTGCACTTCTGCTAAACCGCCTTTGTTTTTAAGCGAACCCATTCCACGTGATGAAACACCCAAGCTGGCTCCTTCATCCATCAAATTCTTCACAATCCGACCCATAGGAGTCTCTGTCATAATCTTAGCCTTACCAATGAAATTGTCGCCTTCTCTGGTAAGTTCTTTGATCATATGGCTTACGCGATCCAAGTTAATCGTAGGACTAGTTGGATGGCCGAGCTCACCATATGCTCGATTCTTATCTACGTTTTCAGAAACGTAACGTTTTACTTCTTTATCAAGCACCTCAGCTGGATACATCCGGCCGTTGCGGTTCTTAATATTGGCTTGCATGAAAGGACCTTTAATGTAGTAGTCTTTGCTACCATCATCTTTGGCCTCAGCAATGTATTCGATAGATTCGTTGATCTCAGTGATCAGCTTCATGCTCATTCTCCTGACACCTTATGTAGCTTGACTACAATATAGCCATCACCGCCACTCAAAGCTACATTACAGTTAGCAGTCAGTTGACTATTAGTTTCTTCTAAGCGCATCCCGCTACCCTGATAATCGTGTTGACCAGACCCAGCTAAAATAGCAACTGTATTGCCACCGCGAGTAACTGTCCATTTTTGAGCGGCATCAACGGACCATATAATTTCGCTGATCGCCATTGAGTTGACAGTTTCTCCAGCCGTAGCTACGGTTAATAGGTTAACAGTTTCATTGCCCGTAGCTCTAAACACTACATAGCCGCTGGCCTTCTTTTGATTTACAGTAATAGGCATTATAATTCCTTACGCGTTCTGCATAGCGAAGTCGAGCATCGACATGAATGACGACTCGCCTTTCTCTAACGAATCTCTAAACTTCTTGGCATTGGCTGGTTTAAGAGCATCGTGCACTGACATTAATTTACTAGCCGTAGTCAAGTCCACCTTCAAAGTCTTTTTGTTTTTAAACTTTACAGGCATTGCTTGCTTACGGCTTTGGATCTTTTTTAAGGTTTCAACGACCCCTTCATCAAGAGCGTGTCGGAATTTGCTAAATGAAACACCTTCTTTAATCTTGGAAGATCCTTGCATCACAGGGGTCTTCTCACCACCACGGCCATATTGCTTTGGCTCGTTGTATGTAGATCCACCTGGATTGGCTTCTGATGAGCCTTGCTTGATAGGTTGACTCTCCCCACTAGCATGCTTTTTACCACCTACATGCTCGTCTGGGTTACCTTCAACGTGGCCACTGAATTGGTGATCAAATGCAACAGGGTGACCGGTCTTAGTTACATTGTGCATATTGGCGAAGTCTTCTTCACCTTTCGAACGAGGTTTGTACTTCTTTACCTCATCATCTGCTTCCTTGTTTGGTTGATAGTCTTGTGCAGGACTATCTTCAAACAGGTCTCTAAACTTCTTCATCAGAAGTCTCCTCTGATTGTTCTAGATCAACATTATCCATTGACGGATCGTCTGCGAAGATAGATTGACCGACAGCGTACTTTTCGTTATCGATTCTTCCCTTGAGACGATCCCTCAACAGGTCACTCACACTTGAGCTAAATTGATCGTACTGACCTTGTGACAGTTGATCGATAGCGTCTTTTACTTGTGGCATAATATACTCCTAATGCATTATTTATAATTTCAAATCAATCGCGGTGTTTAAGGCGAGCTTTCTGTATCTACATCGCCTAAAGTAATCATATCTCCGCTAGTAGTAATTCTCACAACATCGGTGCTACCATGTACAAATCTTAGGTCGGCAGCATCAAGTTTGATTTCCCACGATCCTAATTTGATTATCGTGTTAGCGGAATTGGCAGCAACATCCGCCCATGTTCCTTTAGCCGAATTGTAACTGTATACCGTAGTACCTACAGTATGTTGTTGGCCATTGGATGGACTATCCGGAAAGTTGACTGCCATTATAGATCCTATTTAATGTTATTTATGGCTTTGTTGGCCAATCAGAATCCGCGAGATCATGAGGGAAGTTTACATGAGATGTAATATCACGCAGTGCTTGACGATACGCTGTCATTTCAGATGACATTGTAACGTCTGACAATGCATAGAAGTCAGTCTCTGCTAACAATCCATCACGTCGAGCACGAACTGAAGCACCAGCTTTTGCATCTAACGTTGCTTGATACTCAGCTTCATATTCAGCCTTTGTAACCGTAATAGTCTGAGCATAGTCATCATGACCAGGACCTGAAACTTCATTACCATCGACATCTACATGCTTTGTGGTATCTGCGAACATATCTCGCTCTACCCAAGCCTGTACCCAGTTACCATTGGCATCCTGAGTTACGCCATTGCGAACTACTGACTTGTAGTCAGCTGACGGTGCTGGAGCTGGTGCTGCTAGCACTGGATCAATACCCAGTGTCTCGTGTACATTTGTACCCCATACCTTTGGAAGGGATACGTTCGAGTGTTCCCGGCGTAGTTGTCCTTGAGACTTGACGTCGCCAGTTGATCTTACTCGATATTCAGACATAGTTGATTCTCCTATATTGTCTGTTGATTATGCAATTGCGTAAAAAATGTATTCGCCACCAGAATTGTTAACATCATTACCGGCTGCGGATGTGATAGTAAAACCACTTGATAGCGGGTCTATCCAATCTGTGGTTGTGGTTTGTGCATAGTCGCTGTTGAGTTGAAGATAAGGATCATTACCAGATACGATGCCACGCACAGAGTCCCACAAGTACCAAGGACCAACATCGCTTGCCCACTTAATCAACACAAACCTAGCACCTGAACTAAAACCGCAGTCTACGTTTAAGTTACTGCCTGTTGCTGTGTAGCTACCAACTTTGCTAATTCCAGGAACTGTGGCGAATAGGTAGGCTATGTAGGTTTGACCGGAAAAAGTTAATACATTTCCTTTTGTAAACACAGAACTAGTTGGTGCAGTATTGTTCCACCATTGAACTTGAGTTTCGGCACTATCTGTTTGGTTAAGAAAAAGAGCTTTAGTTGCGCCTACGTCTTTATGATAAACAACCCAGTCATAATTAGCTGACCTTCGTTTAACAATCATTAACTCAGGCACAACACCTAAG